TTGATAAAAAAACAAACTATGGCGGCTCATTTAAAAATATATCTTGTATCTTAGATGATGAAAATGGTTTAGATGTTTTTAAACTATCTAGCAATAAACGTGTAAAAGCAGTAACAGAAAACGAAAGGGGTTTTAGACCTCACAGGGGCGATGCTAGAAAAACAGGGATAGGCGAGCTTGGCAGAATACTTAAACAAAATGCAGCTTATACAGACACAATAACGACAACACACGCGCCAAAAATACTAATTAGTAATTTAGACGATATTTATTATAGACGTGCAACAATTGCTGAGTGTGAAAAATTGAGCGGCTTACCGATTGGCTATACAAACTGTGTTGCGTACAGACAAGCATTAAAAGCCATAGGTAATGGTTGGCACGTTGGAATAGTAGCTAAAATTTTTGAAGGGTTAAAAACCTAACTAAGTGCGTAAGGCGCAAATACCCGCGCCGATGTACGCAGAAAACAGTAATCACAAACGTCAAAAGATAAGCCATTGTTGGCTGGGTATTTGTCGCACTTGACGTGGAGTTAGATACGAGGCATACGATGATTGAGTTATTGAATTGTGATTGCATGGAATACATGGCGACTGTGCCTGATAAGTATTTTGACTTGGCAATTGTTGACCCGCCTTATGGGATTGGGATAGACGGGCAAAAGGAAAACATAAAAGGAAAAAAATCAGACAGGAAGCATCACGAACAAAAGGCATGGGATAGCGCAACACCTACAGCTTCTTATTTCAGAGAGTTAGAAAGAGTTAGTAACAATCAGATAATATGGGGAGCAAACTATTTTGTTATGCACTTATTATCAGGGCATAAGGGGTGGATTGTGTGGGATAAGGGGCAGCATGGTTTAACCATGTCAGATTGCGAACTTGCGTATTCTAGTTTTGACAAACCAACAAGGGTATGGGTTCAAAATCGCTGCATATTAAAACAGGATGGCACAATACACCCAACTCAAAAACCAGTCGCCTTGTACGAATGGCTTTTAACAAACTACGCCAAAAAAGGTCAGCGCATTTTAGACACGCATTTAGGAAGTGGCTCAAGTGCCATAGCCGCCCACTATTTCGGTGTTGATTTTGTGGGTTGCGAACTGGACAAAGATTATTTTGACGCTGCTAAGGCTAGGTTTGATATGGCTACAAAACAACTGGCTATGAGTATCTAACACAGCATTAACTGGCATAACCCCACAACAAAATAACAATATGCGTTTTTTGCACATTGTTATAAATAGCATAGTAAGTGTTTGGGGTTATGTCCGTGTTGAATGCAAAGTTAGACCGTATAAATTTAATGAGAGGGTATTTTATGAAAGAGTTACATATTGCAGCCAGTCCTTTGAGTAACCGTATTTATGTAGGACACACATTAAAGAATGGACATACATGGGCGGCAAACAAACAAGACGTTACAATTGCGGCACTTGTAGCTGTGGCACAACATACCATAGCTTTTGGGTCTGCTATAGTTATCACAAGAGCAGACGGTACGCCTGAGTATGAAATAACAGTGCGTAAATTATAAGGTCTAACACCAAGTGTAAGGCGTAACGCCCTGCACTGTTTTAAACACGCGATAATTGCATGGGGCGTTATCGCACTTGACACGATGTTAGGTTTTTAATTATGAAAATACTTGTGGCTTGTGAAGAAAGCCAAGCGGTAACAAAGAAGCTACGCGCTTTAGGGCATGAGGCTTATTCTTGCGACATTCAAGAGTGCAGCGGTGGACACCCCGAATGGCATATTTGGGGGGATGTTGTGCCAGAGCTAGAAAAACATTGGGATATGATTATTGCGTTTCCGCCTTGTACGGATTTAGCGGTAAGCGGCGCGGCATGGTTTGAGCAAAAGCGAAAAGACGGACGGCAACAGGCAAGCATTGATTTTTTCATGTTGTTTGCTAATGCTAACTGTGAACGTATAGCGATAGAGAATCCAGTAGGTATTATGTCTAGCCAGTGGCGCAAACCTGACCAGATAATACACCCGTATTATTTTGGTGATGCTTTTGAAAAGAAAACTTGTCTATGGCTTAAAGGCTTGCCAAAACTTGAGCCGACAAACATTGTAGAGCCGCCAAAGCGGACGGAGTTTGCAAGTGGGAGAAGTATGCCGACTTGGTACGCTGACGCTTGGCGATTAAAGCCGAAAGAACGCGCAAAACTGAGAAGTAAGACGTTTGATGGTATTGCACAAGCAATGGCAGAACAATGGGCAGGTAACGCCTAACACTGTATATGCGTCACTAATGATATATATACAGATATAAGTCAAAAGTGACGCATAATCATGTGTAATATTAAAATAATTACTCCAACAAAACTACAAAACACCCCAAAAACAAATGCGTGTCAGATACGTGTCATTTAGTCAAAAAACTCACCACCCTTTACCTGTTAAAAACGCATTAACACTCGTCGCAACAACTAAATAACCCGCATCGTTTAAATGAATGGTATCAGAGCGTAGCGCGGCAGGGATAACGCTGCCAGGGTCAGTAGCCAACACAGCCCTAATATCTAAATAATTATTCGGATATGCCGCGATAATTGCATCATTAATCGCTGTGATTGTTATAAAATTCGCACTTCCCGACGGCTCATCTGACGCATTAGTGACAGTCAAAATAACGTATCGTGTGTGGCCTAATGCTGCTACTGCAATCGCTAATTGAGCTAATATCGTCGCTGTTGGCGTTGAGCCTGTCACGTTATTTCTACCCATCCATAGAACTACTGTGCCGTTTCTAACGTGAATAGGGTCTAGCAACATTCTAGCAACAATTTGCTGTGCTGTTTCGCCTGCAACCCCGCCATTGTAATACGGTACTCTTTTTAATTTTGACAAAGCGGACGGATAATCATTCCAAGCCGTCGAGCCGCTTCCTTGTGTGAGTGAATCACCCCAGCAATTTACGGAATTTGTTGGTGCGAGCGTTGTTGGAATATCGCCGCTGTAGCCTTTCAACACTTCAACAACAAATGCGTCAAGTTGCATATACTCACCCGATGTTGACGAACCGTTCACTTTTGCTTGTACTTGTAGCGTTTGATTTTGCGTCATATCTACTGACACGTTAGTCGGCAAAGACGATGTATTGCCGCCGTATGTAATGCCTTTTGCGTCTACTGCCGCCGCTGTTCCACACGCTAAGTAAGGCTTTGCCCGTCTAATCGTTTTTTTATCAGCTGTCACAAAATAATATTGCTCAAAATCAACAGTTAAATCTGACGAGCCGATTGTCGCAATTTGAATTAACGAACCCGCAAAACGTAGCGCAATATTTCTACCGCCGATTGCTATGCTTCGCATACTGATACATCCGTATATGCGAATCATGCAGCCCGCGGGAATATCACGCGACAAAATAGTAAAATTTGCTAAATCAGTATAAGCCGCATCTTGTTTAACAAAAGATGTTACTGGCGTTCCTTGGCAAGCAATTACCCGCGAGTCATTGTTAATGTACGGCGGAGTTTTTGACATGATTAAGCACTCCAAATAATTAAGGTTTGTAACGTAGCAGACCGCGCATAAATATCGCCAACGGGAATTCCTGCCAAGAAGTCTTCACCAGCCAAGAGAGCCTGTCCTCGAGTGTCAGTTGGAGCGGATGCTCCTGCCGTAACAACTGTGTACTCGATGTCGTAAGTTGCAGCATTACAAGCCGCTGACATTCGCAAAGCTTTAGTTGCTGTCGTTGTCGTGATGACTTTAGCCCATGAAGCAGTTAATGCAGTACCCGTATTGTCTTTAGCAAATGCAAAGTTACCAGCCGAAACAGGCAAAGGATTGCTAGAGCTAACCGCAGACCCGCCAACCAATAGCTTTATACCGCTACTAACTAACTGTGATAAATAACCTGTAACAATTCCCATAACTCACCTCTTAAGATTTAATAACCAATTGCAATCCACCAGCCGAAAACATAATTCGACGTATTATCTCGTGCGCCATTCCACTCGAAGCCACTTGTGGTCTT